TGTAATTTCTTTACCTGTAACGTCTTTTGTTGTTGTCATTGTGTTAGTGTTAGTGTTTTTGTTTTACAAATTTACGACATTCATTTCTGTTTGTCAAGTTATTTGTGAACTTTTTTTTAAATTTGACTACCGAGTATCTTTCATCACCTATAAGTGTCAAATCTTTTACAAACTTACGGCAAGAAATTGGTAGTGTCAAATAAATATTACAAAAAATTCAAAAGTATTTCTTTTATACCGTTAGACATATATAAATTCTCAATTTCTTGTCTTCCGGCATAACCACACTCACTATGTTCAAATCCATCTTTCGCATTTTCTAAATCAGGAATTAATCTCTGATTAGTTTCATAAAGAAAAACATGTAATATACTTTTTTGAATACCCTGTTTATTAAACCTGTTTATTTTACCCACAAATTCAATATCACCATCAATATCAACTCCCATTTCTTCGATGAACTCACGGTATGCGGCGTCTTTTGGGTCTTCACCCTCCTCAATACCCCCCATAGGTATTGCCCATTTTTCACCTTCCGAATTTTCAGAAGACCTTTTACAGACCAAACATTTATCCTTAACTTTAACTACAATTCCTGCGGATTCTTTCATAAGTTATATTTATAAATAAGTATGGTAGTAAAAATAAAAAACAACCAGTTTAATGTCAAAGTATGTAATTCCCGAAAAGAGATTGAAGAGGGTATGATGGGTAAAAAATTTGACGGATTTGACGGTATGTTATTCTTTATGGGTACTGGTGAACATTCTTTTTGGATGAAGAACTGTATCATTCCTTTGGACATCATCTTCATTGATAACAATTTGGTAATAAACAATATCCGTCCTGATTGCCCTCCATGTGAAGATATATTCTGTGAACACTACGAAGGTTATGGCAAATATGTCTTAGAATTACCTGGTGGTAAATGTGAAGAATTAGATATTAACGAAGGTGACTCAGTTAAATTTAACTTTGTGACTGATTAATCTTCTCTTGTAGAACGCTAACAAATCTCTTTTGTAACATCTTCAAAAACTTAATATATGGTGAATCATCAGATTCAGGATTGTATTTGTATTTACCTTGTGGTGGTCTCTTACTTCTTCCGATATAATTTAACCCTGAGATATTTGTAATACATTTGTGCCCACCAGAGTTTGCTTGGATAATATCCCATACAGGAACCTGAACTAAATCCAAAACTTGCCATTCTTCCTCAGTCAATTCAGAAGTCTTTTTAGACATTAAATCTTTAATATCCATTAACTCTTTCGCTCCACCTTCTTTATCCAAATATTTTTCACCATAGATTGCGGCAAAGTCTTTGAATGTAAATCCAACTGACTCAGGTCCAACTCCTGTTTCAGAAACCCACTTAATTGTTGATAGTGGAACCATCTTTTCTTTTAATTGTCCTTCCCACTTACCTAATACTTCTTGAGCAATTTCTCCAAGATTTACACCTTTAAGTTCTCTATCTTTTTTGAATGGGTTACAAGACGCTTGTAATAATCCTAACGGCCAAGCAATAACCAAGAAGTCAGCCTCAGGATTGTTTTTAAATGGTGTATATCTGTCATAAGAACCAGCATTCATCATATTACCACCACCGTATTGAACTATGATATTTCCTTCTATTTCAGGATAATGTTTCATTTTTGAAACATATCCAGCCTTGTTCATTTCTAGTTTGTTAATATCTGCCCAACCTTCTTGTTTCATTACCTTTCTTATTTTGTTAAAGATTGAAAGTAATGATGGTTGACACTCCATAACAAGAGTCTCTAAAAATCCTTTTTTGTTTTTAAATGCTAGTAATAATTTGTTAGTAACAAGTCCTAACATCATTCTATTTCTTTTTGCAGATGAGTCTTTATCAAATGAGTATACATAGTTCATCACCATATCAGGTGTGATATCATTTGAATCATAATTTGCACTATCCACAATAGAGATTGTTTCAACATCTTCCGGTGTGAATGTTTCAGATGATGGAATGATTTGAGATAAGGTTTCGACATTTGAACGAGCTTGTCTGAATGATGTCGCCCCTGTATCCTCAGCACCCGCTTGTCTATCGTGGTGGTCTGTATGAATAACGAACATAGGTTTACCATGAGCAAAGTCAACCAAGACTGGCATTACTTCACCATTAGCATCCGCCTTTTTAACTGCAAATTCTTTATCACCATATTGTATGACTTCGGTATCTACGACTTCAATACCGTTGTCTTCCAAGTATTTTTTCATGGCAATTGCCGAGGTAACTCCGTCTAAATCTTGGTGAAAGTAAATCTTTGCTTTTTTGTATCTGTCGGATAATTCCCCAATATTTCTAATTCCACCTTCTGAAATAATTTTTCTCATACTTAATAAATATTATTCTTTCCAAAAAACTTGGATTAGGATAATAAGAAGTGATAGAAATAAACAGACTCCGGTTTTGACTGACACCTTCTCGTCAAAAAAACGCCAAGCCATAAACCCATATATGATTGTCCCAATTGAAAATCCAATAATTCTACTAGGCCACAAACTACCACCATAATGTTTAATTAGTAGTGTCATTCCGGTCATAAAAATTATTGATATTGGTATCCCAAGTAATACAGGGAACCATAAATTATTTTTTAACCACTGAAATTTTAAATGACCTTGCATTTGAAAAAATGCTAGAATTTGACCTATTATCACTAAAATTATTCCATAAAAAAAGTTCATCACATAATGATAAACTTTTTAAAATAAAATATCAATTTTTTTATTAATTAAGTGTCAAAAGATATCTTAACTTATTTAAAGACGATAACATCTCATCTCTAATATTTAATAAATCAGAGTCAGCCTGTGGGTCATAAATTTCAGTAAATGAAATTAAAAATCCTTCAACTTGTGTTAAAAACTCACCAAGTTCAATTTCTTCTAAATCTTCCCCATCAATTGTATATCCACCTGAAAACTTAGGTCTTCCATGTTTACCCATACAAGCTTCGACAAAATCGTCAATATTTTCATCTAAACTTTCGTATATTTCTCCGTATGCTTTATGTTGAGAGAATGATGTTGTTTGCCAGTGCATAAATCTAAACTGAACTTGTATTTTTACTAATGATAAAACAATTTCTGAATTTTCCATATTAATAAATATATCGTTAAATAAAAAACGGAGGTCATTGACCCCCGTTTTCAAATTGTAATTTCTGTTGTCTTTTTTGGTCGACAAAACTTTGTATTCGTTGTCTTGCAATTTCAACATAATTTGGTGATAATTCAATACCAATCCATCTTCTATCCAAAATTTCTGACGCCACACAACTTGTTCCACTACCATTGAAAGGGTCAAGAACAATATCATTCTTATATGATAGAATCTTGATTGCCTTGGTTGGAATATCCATACTGAAAGTCGCCTTTGTCATTGGCCTTGAGTCATTCAAATACTTCCACTGACCAAACACCAACTCCATAAAATCTTTCTTATCCTCATCTTGATAAACCATCTTGGTCTTACCTTCCTCTGTTATGGTGGGTTCCCCTTTCCATTGTGGTTCACCTTTCACCAACTTCTTTGGCGAGTTCTTATAAGCAATTATTATACATTCTTTTGGATTATACAAATACGGTTGACTTGGGCTCATCCAACTACCCCATGCAGTTGTCTTACTCCTGTGGGGACTATCTTCTTCTAAATCAATTATTCCGAACCAATTGTAACCGATTTTTTTCATAACATTCCATATTTCAGAAACAACAAAAATTCTACCACCTCGTTCCTTTAAATTAATTTCGTATGGTACATTTACACATATTCTACCATCATCTTTTAATATTCTATATGTTTCGTTTAACCATTTTTCAGAAAATTCTAAATATTGATTAATAGTCGTATTATCATCGTAAACATCATAATTAATTCCCACAGAGTACGGTGGTGATGTAACAATCAAATCAATACTCCCCTCAGGTAATTCTTTCATTACCTCAACACAATCACCGTTTATTACGGTGTTAATATAATTCTCTATCATTTATTCTCTAATGTTTCAATATGATGTTGTAAATACCAAAGAGCCTTTTTAAGGTCTTGTAACTCTTTATCTGTATCTTTTTTACCGGCCCTGGAAATATACTTCACAGTATTACCAAGACAAAATCCTAAATCCCATGCGTCAATTACCTTAATAGCCTCATATGGGTTAGACTCCCCACCATAATGACTTGGGTGATTAACCATTTCTTTTTTTTGAACATTTGACAAATGTTCTAATAACTCTTTTTCCATATTCTTAAATGTTAGTTCAGGTGGCGTGCTGTTGGACTTATTTACACCATGGATTAACTTTGGCTTCCACCCGAACTTTATTTATTTGTTACAAAATAATCTTTACCGTATTCACTTTCTTTAACCAACCCATCTTCAACTAATGAGTTAATCTTACTTCGACAATTACTAATATTTGTTTTTAAGATATGTTCACAAATGTAAGTGATGTGAAGAGGTTGTCTTAATTTAGATAACAAAACTTCTGTTGGTGTGGTATTCTTCTTCATATAGTTTGAATTGATTTCTAATTTCTTGAGTCTCAAATATAAGACAATCTGATAAAATATAATATGAAATATTGTTAATATCAATTAAAATTTCTTCTATTTGTTTTTTTCCAACAAATCTTTTTTTAAACGACATCTGAGTTAATTTGATTTAAAAGTGAACTTTTGTGTATAATATGACTTAAAATTTTCTTCTTAAATATTGGTAATAGTGTGGAGTCTAATGGAAATTGTGTGAGAGTTGCAACTTCAAATATTGGATAATCATCCCCTAATAAATCGAGTTTATGAATAAACCCATCTGATATTGTTTTTGAAACCATCTTATGTATAACTTTATTATCTATTTTCAAGACAGAGTTATTTTCAATAAAATATTCCCAAAGATAAACATTATTATCCTCAACATAATAAAAATACCCTCTTTCACTTCGGTATTTTTCGTAATTTTTTCTTATGGTTACAGAAATTGCATCATAAACCAGTGTCGATACTGATTTAACAATATTAAAATATTCAAATATCTTTGGAGCCGCAAATTGTAATATCTTATTAAACTCCTCAAAGTCGTTCTCCTTTTCAATTGGGACAGGTTTAAATTTTAATTCTGATAAAAGTATTTCATCATCATCACTTTTAAAATCCTTTTCGTGATATAAAGTTTTGAACTCAGAGTTAATTGCGTGGATATTCGCCAGTTGTAATGACACCTCACTATAAAGCGGATAAAGTTCAAATTTTTCAATTTTCTTATCACACTTTTTTAGAAAATCTAAAAGTAAGTATTGTTTGTGTTCTAAATCAACGGGTTCTGAATATAACCATTCAGTATTTTTTCGAAAATCAATTTTCTTTTTTGATTTCATAATTATTCCTCAATTTCGAAAATATAATAAGTTTTCCCATCATATTCAACACTATCCTCAGTACCATCGTAATAATTTAATACACTACCATATCCGTCACTATCAACTACTTGTTTAGCCGCCGCATTTAAATCTATAAAATTACTAATGTCTAATCCATAATTACGAATTAATTCTTTTGGGTCGTCAACTAAATCATCTAATAAACTTTCAACTTTATCATCAATTAAATGTTCTGGTACATCTTTATCACTATCTTTTAAATCATCCAATTCTTCGTTTAATTCATCATATTCTTCTTGGGATAAACTTTCAGAGTCTTCTAATAATTCTGTAATCTCGTCTATTCTTTCTTGGACTTTTGGGTCACTATATTCAAAATCATCCTCATCAAAATAATCCTCTAAATTGTCTCTAACATTATCATACTCTCCATCCCTGAAATAATCTTTTAAGTCTTCTTTATCAATATTGTCATTAATAACCCATTCAGAAACTGCATTTTCAATACCACCAGCACTATCAAAATTTTCCAACACAGTTTCAATTGCCGCCATCTCCGTATCATATTCATCACCAATATAATATGTCGATTTTGATGCTTTGTCAGCACCGGCAACTTTAAATCCGTATAATCGATATCTTCTACCATCAAAGATTAAATCATAAACATCTATCCTTTGTTCAATTTCATTTATCTCGTCATTAATTCTCTCAAGTTCTGCCAAATTTTCATCGTCTTCAGTTTCAACCTCAATTTGTTCCCTTCTTTCTTTCTCAGCTTCCAATTGTTCTAATCTTTCTTTATCCCCTTCTTCTTTTGGTTCATGTGATGTTGAAATCAAATATTTAAAAAGAGCATTTGCACATTTACCTTTATCATCTAATGTCCCGTCATCGTCCCATGCACCCATTTCTCTCATGTTTTCCTGTTTTCTTAATTGTTTAAGATACTCTTGGTAGTCTTTTTGTTTTTGGTATGGCGTCCCCCATGTTGATATATAAGCATTTTTTGATGTGATACCGTCTATTGATTTAATTTGTGTGTTAGATAAATCTACGGTTCCCATAACTGTAATCTCACCTAAGTCTTTAACCGGCTTACGCGATAAATCTAATTTACCATTAATTACAATCTCTTTACCTCTATATTGTTTCATGTTAGCAACCGCCACTCCACTCCAACCAAAATAAGGTAATAGTTCTACATATTCATCAGGTGTAAAGATTACCTGAGTTTCAGTCACATCCTCTTCTGTGATTAATGACCTTAATACTTTTTTAATTTTTGACTCTAACATATTTTAATAAATATTACAAATGTATTTCCTTTTTAAATAAGAATTCAAATATTTATGTATAATAAACGTTTAAAAAATAAGTCATATGGGATGCGGATGTAAATCTAATCAAAATGGACAAAAAACCCAACAACAAATCCAACAACAACAAGCTCAACAACAAGCAGTTCAAAATGCAGTTAAAGAAACGATTGTGAAATATTATCAAAAAAACAAGTAATAACTTGTATTTATAATCAATAAACCTCTAATAAAATAGTACTATGAAAAACAACGGTGGTGGTAACAACGGTGGCGGAAACAATGGCGGCGGTGGCTGCGGATGTGGAAAGTAATTTGATATTTTTTGCGCAAAAAATATTAATCAAAGGGAGTTTTACTCCCTTTTTTAATTTTACCATTTAGAGTTATTTTTTTTTCAAATAATATTACAACATGAATAGAAAAACATTTTGTAACAACTTTTCAAAATTCTTAACAGACCTTTATTCTGAGAATGGAAAATTTATAACTCAAACTTCGGTATCTGATACCTTGAATTTTTACGTCATTAAGATAGATACTGAGAATAAAAATAAAATTGATTCATCGAATTTGGTCGAGCTTTTTTGGAACTATGATAAGGAGTCTTTTGGTGAAACAGAATATTCAAAATATAGTACCATTAATTTAATTAAAACCAATCAAAAAAATATTATGAAAACTGTAAAATATACAATCACTTTGGATACATCTAATAACAACCATGTTGAGTCAACTGATACAGGAGTTGTAACTTCTGATTTTTTAATTGGTGTGTCGGATGAAAAATATAAAAGTCTATACGAGAAACTTAAAACAATTACTCAGTTAGTTTCACCATTTTTCAAAACCTCTAAAATAGAATACTCTATTGAGAATTATGAATTAGTATCTATTGAAACTGACTCATACTACCCATCTGAAAAATTACTATCTATAATTTTAGATAACTTTGATTTGTCGAGTGAAATTAATACTGAAAATTTATTTTTAAACGTGATTTAAAGTATTTTTTCTTTAATAATATCTAACGCTTCATTTAGATTACCGTAATCTCTATCAGGGGCAAATAACTGAGCACTTTCATCCTCAGTTTCAACAATCATAAAAGATGGGATTAAATCGTTCTGAGTAATTTCAACGAATAAATCGTATTCATCTTTATGTTTGTCAATATCTCTATTTATGAATTTGATTTTATTTTCTTTAAGAATTTTTTTAAACTCAGTACACCATGGACATCCTTCCATAGTATAAACTACTAATTTTTTACTCATACCATGTTTTCAGTTATAAGATGATTAATCTCCTTAGCCGATTTTAAACCAATCGTTGTTGAAACTACTTCACCCTCTTTAATGTATTTAATTGCAGGTACTGACCTAATACCCATTAATGTTGATAAATCAATGTCTTCTTCAACATCAACTTTATAAATTGGGTATTCTGACTCAACCTTAGTCAATTCTTCGGATAACATTTTACATGGTCCACACCAAGTTGCGTAAAAATCAACAACCATAGATTCTTTATTGTTAATTTTTTCTCTTAATTCTAATGCACTTATTTCTTTCATTTTTTAAAACTTTTAATTAATAAATCGACAAAATTTTTCTTGTCTTGTTTATAGTAAATTTTCAAAAGACACTTATCTTCCATAGGAGTCTTTGATAAATATAGATAAAAATCATTTGACGTTTTGCAAATCAAATCGGTAATATATGTTTTACCACATGAGATTACTGAGTGAGTAAAAATTATCTCAACATTTTTATTTTTAATTTCTTCAATGTTAATATTGTGATGTTCTCCGCAATTAATAACTGATAATAATTCTTTATCGTTTAAAAACTTCTCCTCGTAATTAAAATTCCGGTTCATCATAAAAAGCAAGATAATCCATATCCTCATCTTTGTGAAGTTTATCCCAATATAATTTACCATTATCATCAAATGTTAATCCCCTTTCCTGTGATTGATAACCTGTAATAAATTGTGCCGAAGGTTTTCCCCACATTTTAAGAGTCACAGTTTTTAACCTAACATCCAAATCAAAGATAGCGTCGTGCCATGTGTCATCTAATGAATAATTAAATCTTCCAAGTGTCTGAACTCTTTTGAAATGGATTGGTTGATTTTCATTCATACCGAACTTACCCAACGTTGGTTTGTATTCAATTGAAGCTCTATCACCGTTCTCCTTACGAAGTGATATGATTAATGAAGACGCTTTGTCTTGGTATGTTCTAACACAATTAGATTGATTAACCGACTCGTCAACATACTGCTCACTTGTCTGTAAAACAACTGGTGCGAATACTCCATTATTTTTGGTTGCGATGGGTCTTGAAACATAACTTACAAAGTCCTCAGAATATTGTCGTGAGTATTTCCCTTTTGTATAGAAATCAACTTTATCTGACCATAATACGTGTTCGGCATTAAACTCTTTCATAGTTTTTGAGTTCCACCTAATAGGTTCATATCTTGATATAGTATTGAAAAAACTAATGTGGTCATAAAAAGTATTTGAAACAAAATCTACATTTTTTTTGAT